ATGAAGTCGAACCGATGGATTCTCGCCGCCACCATTGCGGCCGCTTGCGGCGTTGCACACGCGGCGCCCGCCCCTGCCGCCTCCGCCTCGGGCGTGGACCTGGCCGGCATCGATCACGCCGTGAAACCCGGCGACGACTTCAACGGCTACGCCAGCGGCAACTGGGCGAAGACCGCGCAGATTCCCGCCGACCGTTCCAGCACCGGCATCTTCCTCAAGGTGTTCGAGAAGGCCGAGAACCGCAACGCGGAACTGATCCGCGACATCGGCAAGAGCAACCCCAAGGCCGGCAGCAACGAGCGCAAGATCGCCGACTACTACGCCGCCTATATGAACGAAGCGGCGATCGAAAAGGCCGGCCTCGCGCCGATCAAGGCGCAGCTGGCCGAAGTCGACGCGATCAAGACCAAGGCCGACCTCGCCCGCGTATTGGGCGGCACGCTGCGCGCCGACGTCGATCCGGTCAATGCCACCAACTGGTGGACGGAGAACCTGTTCGGCCTGTTCGTCACGCAAGGCCTGGAAGACCCTTCGCACAACGTGCCCTATCTGCTGCAGGGCGGCCTCGGCATGCCCAACCGCGACTACTACCTCAACGACGACGCCCAGATGAAGGGCTATCGCGAGAAGTACCAGGCGTATATCGCCGCGCAGCTCAAGCAGGCCGGCGTGCCGGATGTCGACGCCAAGGCGAAGGCCGTGCTGGATCTTGAAATCAAGATCGCCAAGGCGCAGGCCAGCATCGTCGACAGCGAGGACGTGCATAAGGCCAACAATCCGTGGGCGATGGCCGACTTCGCCAAGAAGGCGCCGGGCCTGGACTGGAACGCCTACTTCAGCGCGGCCGGCCTCTCGGGCCAGAAGACGGTGATCGCATGGCAGCCGGAGGCAATCAGCAAGCTCTCCGCCCTCACCGCCAGCGAACCGCTGCAGACCTGGAAGGACTGGCTGAGCTTCCACACCATCAACCACAGCGCCGGCCTGCTGCCCAAGGCCTATGCCGACGCCCGCTTCGAGTTCTACGGCCACACCCTGAACGGCACGCCCAAGCAGCGCGACCGCTGGAAGCGCGCCGTGGGTTCCACCGGCGATGCGCTGGGCGATGCGGTGGGCCAGATCTACGTGCAGCGTTACTTTCCCGCCTCGTCCAAGGCGCGCGTGACGCAGATGGTGGACAACCTCAAGGCCGCCTTCAACGAGCACGTCGACACGCTGGACTGGATGAGCCCCGCCACCAAGCAGAAGGCCAAGGCCAAGATCGCCACCTTGAAGGTGGGCGTGGGCTATCCGGAAACCTGGCGCGACTATTCATCGCTGGAGATCCGCGCCGACGACGCGCTCGGCAATTCGCTGCGCGCGGAGCAGTTCGAGTACAAGCACCAGCTGGCCAAGCTCGGCCAGCCGGTGGACAAGGGTGAGTGGTGGATGACGCCGCAGACGGTGAATGCGGTGAACCTGCCGCTGCAGAACGCGCTGAATTTCCCAGCCGCCATTCTGGAAGCGCCGTTCTTCGACCCCAAGGCCGACGATGCCGCCAACTACGGTTCGATCGGCGCGGTGATCGGCCACGAGATCAGCCACAGCTTCGACAACACCGGCGCGGAATTCGACGCCGAAGGCCGCCTCGCCAACTGGTGGACACCGGACGACCAGGCCCACTTCAAGGCCGCCGGCCAGAAGCTGGTGGAGCAGTACAACGCCTACGAGCCGCTGCCGGGCCTGCATATCAACGGCCAGCAGACCTTGGGCGAGAACATCGCCGATGTGTCCGGCCTGGCGATTGCGCATGCGGCGTATGTGAAGTCGCTGAGCGGCAAGCCGGCGCCGGTGATCGACGGACTGAGCGGCGACCAGCGCTTCTTCCTGGCGTTTGCGCAGTCGTGGCGCACCAAGACGCGCGATGCGGCGCTGCGGGCGCAGGTGATTGGCGATGGGCATTCGCCGGGGTCGTTCCGGGCGCAGACGGTGCGCAACCTGGACGCGTGGTATGACGCGTTCAAGGTGCAGGCGGGGCAGAAGCTTTATCTGGATCCGAAGCAGCGGGTGAAGATCTGGTAAGGGTTTTTTCGTTCGATCTGGAGAGCCGCATCCGAAGGGGTGCGGCTTTCTTTTTTGGGTAAAGCGGAAGGGGGTATGGCTAGCCTTTGGCGTTGCGCTTGTTGGGGGACACCCGGTTTAGGGAATCGGGATCAGGCGGAAAATAAAGGGACGAAATGGGACGAAATCCAACAACCGCGCGGGTTCCGGTAGATATCGCCAATGGCGCCGAGCCGATCACCTAGGTTTGCGAAACGCGCCGCCGAAGACGGCGTTGGACACTAGGATTGTAAATTGAAGCCGGCCAGCGGGCCGGCTTCATTACGATTCGAAGTGCGTTTAAACCCAGGTTGAGACGGCCCTGAAGACCTCATCCAACTCGCCGTCGCGCAGCTCGATCAGGACGGTGGCGCCATAACGCGTGGCGAGCAGCTGCTCGAGCTGCCGGGTCCGGTCAAGCTGCTTGCAGGTCGAAAGGATTCTGGCCACACGCCGCTTGCGCCACTTTTCGTCGTGTCCGGCCTCAGCATTGGGCTCAACTGCGGCGACCCGCGCCAACCACCCGCGCAGATACCGCTCGATGCGGCCATGCTCACCAGCGGCCGGGCGCACCGGAAGATCCAGGGCACGGCGCGTGGCAAGCCACACGCTCGCGGCGCGGTATGGCTTGCCCCGCTTGATGCTTTCGTGGAATGCGACCTCATTAACCAGGTCATCCAAGGTGGCCCTGGCTTCGTCGCCCAGCGGCACCTCGCTCGCGGCGGCGCCCATGACGAGCACTACGTTCCCACTGCCAGCGACGTTGCCCGTTCCGGTCAACGTCCGAGGAGCCGCGGGACTCTTCATCTGCTCGGCGTTCGGCCGCACGACGCGCGCCACGATGTCCGAGACCTTCCCTAGCAATTCCTCTGTGTACTCCATCACTTACCCCTGCTTTGACCGTACTCCCGCAGCCTTGGAAGCCGCCCGCAGCATGGCTGACACCACACGCTCGGCGGCTCCCTCCGCTGCGCCCTGCTCTAACAGCTCATAGATCGCTACCAGTAGTTCGGCGCGACCAGCGGAATCTGTAGACGCATTCGCCGAGGCGAGCGCCTTTTCCAGAACGTCAGCAGCGAGGCGCAAGGTTTCACGGTCAGGTCTCGCAGGCTGAGAAGCGCTCCCTGGAGCGCCCTGCCAAGGGTTATCGGTCATCGAACCGCGGCCCGAGGCGATCCATTCCATGCTGACGTCGGCGGCCTTGCACAGCCGAGCCACGGCCTCGAACGGCGGCATGTTTTCCCCACGGATGTAGCGCTGTAGCGCAGCCAGAGACACACCCATCACATCTGACGCGTCTTCGCGGCGCCCAAGACGCCCGCAGGCGTCACTTATGCGTGTTCCGATTCCAAGAAGCTCGTCCGGAACCCCGGTTCCGCCCTTGATTTCGGTTCCGATTCCACCGGATCGCTTTGTTTTATCGACACTTTTAGCGGTCATGTTCAGATTTGATCTTCTTTTTGAATCGGAACCGTCAGAAGTGGTTGCTAGGCATGTCAGATGTGACTAGTATCTACGCCATAGACACCACGCTGAGGGGACTACAACAACATGCGCACAACCGCTGCCCAGAAAAAGCCAGTCCCGCAGGACTGGCATCCGGCCGACATCATCGCGGCCGTTCGCAAGGCGGGCTGGTCGATGCGGCAGCTGGCATTCGCCAACGGCTACGAATCCAGCACGGCCATCGCGCATGCGCTCCGTCGGGCGTATCCAAAGGCGGAGCGAATCATTGCCGACGCCCTGGGCATTCCGCCCCAGGAGATCTGGCCCAGCCGCTACAACGCCGATGGCACGCCGAACCGCACACCTGGTTCCAAGCCACTTCGCCCGGCCCACATCACGGTCATTCCCAAGGCTACCACCCAGGGCTCTGGCCGCAATCCGCAAAAGCGCTCAGGGGGTTAAACATGACTGCTATCTATGCCCGCCATGCCGGGCCGCGCCGCCGCATCCATCGCCAGGTCCAACCGACCAGTCGGCCGGTCTTCCCGGTGGGCGCCATCCTCACCAACCGGTTTGATGAGGTCGACCGCGACCTGAAGGGCGACAGGCGGGTCACCAAGGCGGGGAACCGGTGGAGCGTGTTCTACGTCGACGGCGACATCCGGCACATCTGCTGTGAGGAGACCGGTGGGTGGCTTTCCCCGACGGTCAAAGAACTGCGGGCGCTCTTCGTGGCCGCGAGGGAGTGGCCATGAGCCGCCGCGCGCGTGGCCACGCCGGCATCGGCGACCTGTTTGAGACCCCGCAGCCGCCGAAGTGGCAGCCGGGATCGATGGATTTCCGCGCCGAGGTCTGCGAGTCGCTGACCGGCATGCTCGCGGACGCCCACAAGGCAGGCATGGATCGCCATGAGGTTGCCGCTCGCGCTAGCCGGCTTACCGGCAAGGACGTCACCAAGAACATGCTGGACGGATATACCGCGCCGGCGCGTGAGGAATTCAACTGCCCGCTCTGGCTTTCGCCAGTCCTCGAAGTGGTCTGCGCAAGCACGTCACTGGCCACATGGCACGGCCAGAAGCACGGCGGCCGCCTGCTCGTCGGCGCCGAAACGCTCGACGCGGAAATCGGCCGCCTCATGAGCGAGCGAGAGTCCGCTGACGCCCGGCTGCGCCAGCTCAAGGATCTGCGGCGGAGGATCGGTTGATGGCAGATGGCGCAGCATTGGACCGTTGGTATACAGCGGCCGAGTTGGCGGGTCTGCCCGGGCTGCCTGGCACTGAGCGGGGAATCAATAAGGCGGGTGAACGAGAGGGCTGGGCGCGCCGTCAGCGCGAGCAGGGAAAAGGCTGGCAGTACTCATTTCGTGCGCTCCCCTCCCAGGCGCAGGCCGCAATACTCCTACGCGAGCGTCCGCACCAGGTCATACCACGCCAAGCGGCGACGCCCAAAGGCGACGCGCAGATCCGCTCCGCTTGGCAACGCTACGACGCCGTCAAACAGGGCCAAAAAGATAAGGCCGCCACGCGTCTGAAAGCGCTGCAGGCAGTCGGCGCGCTCGTCAAAGCAGGCACGCCGTTGATGCAGGCCCGCGAAGTCGTTGCTGATCGCCTGATCGACGAAGGCGTGGAAGTCAGTGCCGCGTCAATCGCGCGCTGGCAAGCGTCTGTCGATGGCGTCGACATCAAGGACTGGCTAGCCATGCTGGTGCCTCACTATGCCGGCCGCACTAGCACCGCGCAGATCGAGCCACAGGCATGGGAGATCTTCAAGGCCGACTACCTCCGCCTGGAGCAGCCCACCGCCAGCAGTTGCTACGACCGCCTAGTGCGCATCGCGAACGCGCGTGGCTGGACGCTCCCTAGCCTCAAGACCTTTACGCGACGCATCGAGCGCGAGTTGCCGCGCGCCGTTCGCCTTCTTGCACGCCAGGGCGAGGACGCTCTTATGCGTTCCTATCCAGCGCAGGAGCGCGATCGCAGCATGTTCACCGCGCTGGAGGCCGTCAACGCCGATGGTCATCGCTGGGACGTACGGGTGCGCTTTCCTGATGGAAGCGAGGGTCGGCCGTGCATCGTTGGCTGGCAAGACCTATACAGCGGAAGGATTCTCGCGTGGCGCCTATGCGACCACGAAAGCAGCGACGTGGTGCGCCTTAGCTTCGGCGACATGCTGCGCAACTACGGCGTGCCGGGCAGCGTGTACCTCGACAACGGCCGCGCGTTCGCGAGCAAGTGGATGACGGGCGGCACGCCGACCCGCTACCGCTTCAAGGTGCGCGAGGAAGATCCGGCTGGCCTGATCACCGCGCTAGTCGGCGAGGACAACGTCCATTGGGTGACTCCGTACCACGGTCAGGCAAAGCCTATCGAGCGCGCTTGGCTCGACTTCTGTGAGCGAATCTCCAAGCATCCGGCGTTCGCGGGTGCCTACGTCGGCAACAGCGTGGTTAACAAGCCCGAGAACTACGGCAGCCGTGTGATCGAGTGGGACGTGTTCGAACGCACGGTCAACAGCGAGATCCATGAGCACAACGCTCGCCACGGACGGCGCTCCAAGGTATGTAACGGCCGCAGCTTCAACCAGGTCTTTGACGAGAGCTTCGCCAAGATTGCGGTCCGCCGCGTAAGCGAAGAACAGCTGCGCCTGTTGCTCCTTGCGGCCGAGGCAGTCACTGCAAGTGCGCTTGACGGAAGCGTGCGCCTTGCCGGCAATCGCTACTGGGCCGAGGCACTGAGCGAACATGCTGGCCGCAAAGTGGTCCTCCGCGTCGATCCGTGGCACCTGCAAGGCGAGGCGCATGTCTACGCGCTGGATGGCACGTTCATCACGTCGGCGCCATGCACGATGGCCGTGGGCTTCGCGGACGTCAATGCTGCGCGCGAACACTCTCGCGGCCGCAAGCAGTACCGCAAGGCAGCCAAGGCCATGCTGGATGCAGAGCGCCTGATGGATGCCGCGCAGGTCGCCGCGCAGTTGCCGCCGACCAGTGCACCTACGCCGCCAATCGCGGGAATCGTCGCGCCGGTATTCGGTCTGCATGGCAAGAAGCCAGAACCCAGGTCGGAGCGCTTCGCCGCGACCGGCACCGAAGGGCCGAGCGCCCTGGACCTGCTCATGTTCCAGCAGGCCAAGCAACGCAAAGAGAACGAGATCTAGCGCCGCAGCGGCGTTGGCGCGCCGCTGCGACTAGGAAACGGCAAGACCCACTAACCACCCACTGCAAGGGGAGCACCATGAGCGATACCGCATCCATCTCCACAATCTACCAGGGCGACAACGAACTGCGCGAGCAGATCCGTGGTGTCCAGAGCCGCGATAAGCGGCTCAGCCAGGCTGTCCTCTCCAAAGAGGCCGGCATCAGCGCCACCACGTTCAACCAGTGGTTGAACGGCAAGTATCAGGGCGACAACGAGGGCGTCGAGCAGAAGATCCGGCTCTGGCTGGAAGCCGACACCAACCGTCGCGCCGCCGGCAACCAGATGCCCGAGGCGCCGACCTTCGTGAACACGCCCACCGCCGCGCGCGTGCTCGGCACGCTGGCCTACGCGCAGATGGCTGGTGACATCGCCGTCATCCACGGCCTGGCTGGCATCGGCAAGACCAAAGCCGGGGAGTACTACTCGCAGAACAGTCCGAACGTGTGGATCGCGACGATGGACCCGAGCACGGCGGGCGTAGTGACCGCCCTGCAGGAGATTTGCGAGGCGCTCGGCCTCGCTGCGATCGGCGGCGCGCGCCAGATGGCCAGGGCCATCGGAAAGCGCGTTAAGGACACGAACGGCTTGCTGCTCATCGACGAAGCGCAGCACCTCTCGGTGGGCGCATTGGACGTCATCCGCAGCATCCACGATTCCACGGGCATCGCGATTGCGCTGATGGGCAACGACGGCGTGTTCGCGCGCATGGCTGGCGGGCGCAACGCCCAGCAGCTGGATCGGCTGTACAGCCGAGTTGGCAAGCGCCTGAGCCTCAAGCGTCCGACCGAGACCGACGTCATCACCCTCCTGAAAGCGTGGGGCATTGAGGACACCAAATGCCACAGCACGCTGCTGCAGATCGCCGGCAGCGGCGGCGCCCTCCGCTCGCTCACCAAGGTGCTTCGCCTGGCCAACATGTATGCCGGCGCCGAAGGCCGTGCCGTGTGCTGCGAGGACGTGCGCGCCGCCGCTTCTGAGCTGATGGAGGGCGCGAAATGAGCAGCATCGCTCGTCACATTATCAAGGGACCGGCTGCCTTCCTGATCGTCATGAGGGCGCGGAAGATCTCGGAGTCCAGCGGCAAGGTGATCTACCACCTGGACAACGATCCGCTGCTGGTGGCGGTGTACGACAGCCGCGCGGAGACGCTCGTGGTGTTCGACGACGCCGGCCTGGTGGCTTTGGCGGCGGCCGAGGTCAGCTGCAGCCACCCGGTCGAACGGACCGGCGGCATCGACGTGGTGGTGTAGCCCATGCAGGCCGATCTGTTCTGCGGCAAAGAGCTGACACCGGACTCGGTGCTGGCCGTCCTGCAGCATTGCGTCGGCCGGGCCAACGGCCGAACGGCGGAAGAGCTGGCACGTGCCGTCACGGGCCGCACCAGCCTTGCCGACCAGCGGAAGCTCCGTCAGATGATCGAAGCGCTCCGCATCGCTGGTCACGCCGTCTGCGCCAACCCCACCCACGGCTATTTCATGGCCGAGATCGAGTCCGAGCTGGTTGAGGAATGCCAGTTCCTCCTCGATCGCGCCAACACATCTCTCCGGCAGATCGCCGCCATGCGGCGCGTGGCCATGCCGGACCTACGTGGGCAGCTGGGCCTGCCCCTGGAGACCACACCGTGAAAACGCTGGAACAGGTCAAAGAGAACATCAAGCTCCGCCTGCGCGATCACAGCATCGAGCTGAAAGCGACGGTCGAGAAGGCAGCCAAGTGCATCGTCTACCTGATGGACCACGGCTGCGCCATCGAGCAGGTGACGGTGCGCTACGACTACGCCGTGATCGACATCGCCGAGCCGAGCGAGTGGCTCAAAGGCTCGATCCATGTTCGCCGCGTCAACGGTGGATACCGCGAGTTGGTCATGGTGACGACGGTGCGCGGATGCCAGGTGCAGTGGCTCGTCCGCGAGCCGCATCCGCTCCTGCAAAGGGAGGGCTGATCGTGCGCATCCACTTCGAGGATCACGGGCAAGACTTCGAGCGCTGGACGCTCGATGAGGACGGCGTCGTCATCGATAGCTTCCCGTTCCAGAACCGCTTGTGGTGCGGTTGCCGCGTCCTGTGGCACACCCAGCTGCGCGTCGGCGACTGTCTGATCTATCGCACCGCCGACGGCAAGCAGACCCACAACATCCGCTATCCCATCGTGAAGATCGAGAAGACGGAGGCCATGTCATGACGCTCACCGATCAGATGCGCGACCTGCTGAGAAGGGCCGCGGCACCGCTCAACCTCGACCAGATCATGGAGCAGTTGCCGCATGCCAACCGGCAAACGGCGTCGCAACTCCTCCACCAGCGCAAGCATGCCGGCGAGATCGTCGTGTGCATCGAAGACGGAAAGGCATGCTTCGCGCTGTCCGAAGGCTTTCGCGCATCGCCGCGTTCCGTGCAAAAGCACACCGACAAGGCTGCAGGCGCGCCCGCCGCCAGTGACAGCCCCGAGCCTGCCGCTGTGGTGGTCAGCACTACGGTTGTCCAGGCGGTGAAAGAAACGCTGGCCAACCCTATCGGCGAGTCCGCTCTGAGCGCAGTGCTGCAGCCAAACGGCCGTAAGAAAAGGCGCGCGCTGGACAAGCCCCAAAGTACCGCCGTTGTGGGCGCCGAACGCCCGGCGGAAGACGGGCAGACGCTGGAAGCTCTCCGCAAGGCCGTCACGCTTGCCGAGGTCGCGCGCGAAGCCTACATCGACACCGTAGTGGACCAGCGCTTCTACGGTTGGTTGCAGGAAAGCGTACGCGCGTCGCGGGAGGCGTTGGCTGCGTTCGAGCGGAGCGCCCGATGAGCATCACCACCTTGAATGAGGCGACCGCCGTAAACACGCTCCTGCGCTTCCTGCTGGTCAGCATCGACCTGTGGGGCAACAGGGTGGCACCGACCAGCGAGGAGGCGAAGGAGGCGGCGGCCATCCTGGCCAAGGGCGCGCACGACAAGTTGTGCGCCGGCATCAACGAGCACCAGGTCCGTGAGGCATGGGATATCAGCGAGCTTAGTTTCAGGAGGCCAGGCACATGACGGACATCGACGCCCAGCGGGGCGACGAACAACTCGACGATGACGATGAGCTGCCCCCCGTGCTTGGCGAGCGGTACCGCGACGTCCTCTACGACATTCACCACGCGGCGAACAATGCCGCCCACCAGTAAAGGAAGACCATGAACTCCGACATCATTCCGCCCGGCCATCGCAAGGACAGCCGCGGCCGCCTGGTTCCCGAGAGCCAGATCAAGGACATCGACCTGCTGCGCGACGAGATGGTGCGCGAGCTGCATGCCGAGGCACTGGCCGTACAGGCGGTCCTGGCCAAGTTCAAGCAGAAGGCATTCGACACCATCCATTCCTTCGTCGACCTGAGCGCACAGCAGTACGGCGTCAAGCTGGGCGGTGCCAAGGGCAACGTGTCGCTCCTGACGTTTGACGGGACGCTCCGCGTGCAGCTCGCCATCCAGGAAAGCATCCAGTTCGACGAGCGACTGCAGGCAGCAAAGGAGCTGATCGATCAGTGCCTGCGCGAGTGGACCGAAGGTGCGCGCCCCGAAATCGCCACCCTGGTGCAGGATGCGTTCCGCGTCGACAACGCCGGCAAGCTTCGCACTGGGTCTGTGCTGGCTCTGAGTCGGCTCAACATCACCGACCCGCGCTGGCGGAAGGCGATGGACGCCATCGGTGAAGCCGTGCAGGTGGTGGGCAGCAAGAGCTACGTCCGCTTCCACCAGCGTGACGCCAACGGCCAGTACCAGGCCACCAGCCTCGACATTGCGGCGGTCTGACATGGGTCAGATCACGCTCGACTTCGAAGATGCCCAGAAGATCATCAACAACCCGGACGCCGGTGGCGACGCCCGGGTGATCGCTGCCTTCACCATCGCCTTCTTCGTGGCGATGGCGCATGCACACACGATCGAACCCACCACCACGGCGATCGCTCTGAAGCTGGCGCACAAGAGCGCGGACGCCATCTATAGGGGAGTCGAATGATGGTTACGCTACAGATCAAAACCAGCGAGGCTTGGCGCGACGTCCTCAGCTTCGACGAAGAACGCGCCGCGGAGATCATTTCCGGCCTGTCCGCGCTTGCCGGCATCCTCGGCGAGTCAGCCAGCTGGTGCTTTCTCTACGAAGATGGGCGCCGCCGCTGGCTGGACCAGATTCTCACCCTTGCCGAATTTCCGGGTTGGCAGGACGTGACGCCCGACCTGCCTGGGCCGCTGCAGGACGTGATGGTGAGCGTCTATAACCCGGGCGACGACGAGCCGCTCACGTTCATGGCCTACCGCAAAGTGGCCGGCTCTGACGAGTTCTACATCAGCGGAAGCACCAACGACGAGCGGGTCAAGGGTGTCTACGCATGGGGGCCGCTCATGATGCCGGCCGCTCGCAATGACTTCGAGCAGGCCGCTGCATGAGCGCCGGCCTCGATGGCAAGCGCGACCCGCGCGTGGACCCACAGACGGGCGACCTGGTCACCGTCGATGGCGAAACGCGCGAGGTCGAAATGGTGCGCGACGGGCGCGTGTATTACAGCTGGCCGGGCAAGGTGACCGTCCGGTCGCTGTTTCCGGAAGGCTGGAAGAGCTGGGCTGCCGCGGCAACCTGGTGGATCGCCGGAGCGCCGTAGGAAGAGCCATGCGCAAGTTCGACCCAGCGACTACGCGTACACGTCAACTCGCCGCGATCCACGTGATCGCTAACAAGCAGCTGCGCCTGGATCGGGAAACGTACGTAGGGCTGCTGCAGCGGATCGGTGGCGTATCCAGTTCCGCGGACTTGGACGAGCGCGGCCGAGTGCGCGTCCTAAAGGAGCTTCGGCGCCTCACCGGAGAGGGCGACAGGCAGATGGCCAATGCCGTCGCCATGCCTGATGCGCCGCAGACCGTGCGTGACGAGATCGCCAGCATGGTGAGTAAAGTGGCGGCAATTCTCGCCGAGATCGATAAGCCGTGGAGTTACGCCCACGGCACTGCCAGGCGGATGTTCAAAGTCCAGCGTGTCGAGTGGTTGCGCGCGGACCAGCTGCACCGCCTCGTGGCGGCCCTGCAGATCAGCGCCAACCGGAGGAAGTGATGCACCCCGAAGAAGTCGAAGAGCGGCGGCTTCGCTGGCAGCAGCTGTGGCGCACGCGCTTTCAGTCCGAGGTGTCCAAGATTCGCCCGATCTACCAGGGCGTCGTCCACCTTCTGCTCAAGCAAGCCTATTACGCCGGCACTAATGACGAGCGCCGGAAGCACGAACCGACCCAGCTGGGAGGGATGGACTGATGAAGATCGAAAACGTTCCGGACATGAAGGCCGCGCGCGCGAGATATGAGCAGACGGACGCGGCCGGACTTATCGGCCAGCAGGTCGCGCCGCGTGGCGCCATCCATTCCATCGAATGGTTGGCCACCCACCAGGCCGATGGCGTGACGCCTCAGATGATGCTCGAATCCCTCCGCACGCAGCTCTTCGAGCTGCACGAAGTCGCCCATGCGCGTGGCATTGCGCTCCCCAGCTATCGCTAACCCATGCATCTGACCTGTCCAAGCTGCAGCGACTCTTTCCCCATTGCCGCCGGCTTCCTGGAGCCGGATGGCAAGCGTTTCGGCATGCAGCTTGCCGGCATGGAGCCGGCGCTCGGTCGCGCGGTTATCGAGTACCTGGCGCTCTTTTCTCCTGCCAAGCAGCGCCTGCGGCTGTCCAAAGCGGTAAGGCTGGTGGCCGAACTGGACGCCCTCGTGAAGGAAGGAAGCGTATGCCGAGACGACCGCGCGGGGATGCGGCGTCCATGTTCGACGTCGCAATGGGTCAACGGCATCGAGCAGATGCTGGAGAAACGCTCGGCGCTCACGCTGCCGCTCGCGAACCACAACTATTTGCGCAGTGTGGTGTTTGGCCTTGCTGAGCAGGCAGGCGCGCAAGCCGAGATCCGCCGCGAAGCGGACGCCCGGGCGGGCCGTCCTCCGTCGCGCGGCACCGGCGTCAGTCCGCCGCAGCCACGCGAAGACCCCCTTCAAAACGAGTTGGCCTACCTCGACCAGTTGCACAGCTATGGCCAGTTGAGCGACGCGGAGTATGACGAGAAGCGCGCTGCAGCCTATCTGAAGTTTGGAGGCGACCGTGAACGATCAGACTGAACTGCCCCTGGGCGAAATCGACGGCGCGCTGCTCGCCGATCACATCGGCGACCTGGATCTGCCCACCGAGAAGTGGGCGGCGACGCTGGCCGGCCTGGTCGATCACCTGGCCGACTTCTATCGGCGCAACGGCCGTGATGACGACGCGGCTGTCGGTGAGGCGCAGAAGGTCGTAGCGCTGCTCGCCCATGACTTCGGTGGTCGACCGATCTACCTGCCGCGCGGTGATCGCTTGCAACAGGCGTTGATCGCGCGCCAGATCTATCTGCTTCACAACGGACGCAACGTCGAAGAGTTGGCCGAGCGGTTCGGATATACCGTGCGCCACGTCCAGCGGGTCTACGCCGAACAGCGCTCAATCGAGATTCGCAAGCGGCAGGCCAGCCTGTTCTAGTTGCACGCGCACCGCCGGCTGCCGTAACGTCTTTCCGAAGCCCCGCCACCGAGCGGGGCTTTCTATTTGCAGCGACAGATGTCGCATCCATCGCCATGCCATGCATCCGTAGCCTGACCGCGTAGCGCGCTTTCCCTCCCCCTGGAGCGCGCACAACCGCCGGCGGGCTGTACTCCCCTGCAGCCCGCCGGCACCTCTTATCTAGGAGCGCAGGCATGTCAGGAATCAAAGAGCGTTTGAATGTGGTTTTCCAGGGCTTCCTGGCGGCCGCGAACGGCTTCGGTCGCATGGCGGTGTGGGCGCTGATTTCGCTTGCCCTGCTGGTCGTCATCGCGGTGGTGTTCAACCCCGCGAAGTTCGGCAGCTACCTGTGGATCGTCAGCAAGCTGAGCCTCGCCGCCGTGCTGGGCTACTGCTACGACCGAGCTGCGTTTCCCGACGAACGCCCCAGTCAGCTCGATGGCCTGGAGAAGTCGATGGCGCAGACTAGGCGCAACATGCTGATGGCGGCCTGCATCGTCGCCGCGGGACTGATGCCGTGATCGGCGGCGCGCTGCTGGTGCTGATCGGCCTGGTCTGGACGCTGACTGATCTGACCTGCGGCCGCGGCGAGTGGTGCATCGGGCCGGGTGGCGTGCAGCGCACCTGGCGCGGCCGGCTCGGCCCGGTGCTGGTGGTGATCGGCGTGCTGGTGCTCAGCCTGACTGCCACCGCGTCGCCGCAGAAGGCTGCGACGCCGGCACCGGCAGCCGTACGCATCCCCGAGGCCAGCGCAATGTATCGGCGCTGGGTCGAGCAGGCCGTGACTGAGGAATGGGGCGTCGACGGCTCTCCTGCGCGCCTGGCTGCGCAGATCCACGCCGAATCGAGCTGGAACGCCAAGGCGCGTAGCCCGGTCGGCGCGGAAGGGCTGACGCAGTTCATGCCGGCAACGAGCAAATGGATCGCCGACAAGTTCCCGGACAAGCTGGGAGGGTTCGATCCCTGGGACCCGCAGCAGGCGGCGCTCGCAGCGGCCATCTATGACCGCTGGTTAGCCGACCGCAATCCCGGCAACGGCACCTGCAGCACCTGGTCATTCGCCCTTAGTGCATACAACGGCGGCGAAGGTCGCCTGCACGCGGAGCAGCTCCTGGCCAGCCGGGCCGGGCGCGACCCCGGCCGCTGGTTCGGCCACGTCGCCAACATGCGCGCGCGATCGCCGGGAGCATGGAGGGAGAACCGCACCTACGTGCAGCGCATCCTCACTGTGCTTGAACCGGCCTATATCACCGCGGGCTGGACGGGCAAGGCGGCATGCGCATGAAGGTCGGAACCATCATCGGAAGCGCGCTCTTGCTGCTCGCCGTTGGCGCTGCGGGCTTCGGCCTGGGTGTCGCGCATGAATCTCGAATCAGTGCGGAAGCGATCGGCACCGCCAAGGGCGAGGCGACGAATGCGAACGGTGATGCCAAGGCCGCCCGCGACGCCCTGACCGATGTGCAGCGGCGCCTGGAGCAGCAGAAGGCCGACCTCGATCACGCCCGTCAGATTGCATCCCTCGCGCTCCAACAGCGCGACGCCGCATTGAACGACCTCTCCATGCTCACCCAACAGCGCAGTGAAGCGCTGAGGACGGCCGCCCGTGAAAGCCCTGAATGCGCTGATCTTCGTCATCTGCCTATCTGTCCCGCTATTGCTGATCGCCTGTTCTCACCAGCAAACGACCCGCCCAGCAGCGGTCATTGAGGTACCGGTGCCGGCATACCGGCCGCTCGATCGGACGCTGACGCAGCCGATCGTCGAGCCGTTACCGCCGCCGAAGAACTGCAGCTACCAAGGGAAGCCCGCCTGGTGCGTGCTTGATGGTCTGGTTTGGATCGAGGAGTGGCGAGGCAAGGTGCGCGAAGCGAACACCGATCGCGCGGCGGCAGCGAAGACCAGCGCGGGGCCGACACCATGACGCCCTTCGAGAAGGATGTGGACGCACTGATTAGAGAAGTGCGGCGCGAGGGTTGGGAGCAATTGACCGTCGCCGGCAAGCTCAAGGGCATCGAGCGTGCTGCCGCGACGACACACGCCAACGTCAAGGCGTCGATTGCCGATCGACTGACCCGCCTGATGTGGCAGCACGGCCTGGGCATCGAGCCTGGCTCGGACAAGAAGCAAACCGGAGCAAGGCGTTGACCGACGATATCGAGCGCGCACAAGAGATCGAGCAAAGAGACAGAGACATGGCGTTGCGCCTGCAGCTCGAACGCATCGCGGCCAGCTTCGCGCCGCGGGAAGACGGCGCCGAAGCAATGTGCATCGATTGCGACGAAGCCATTGAGCCGGAGCGGCTGAAGGTCCTAGCCCGCAAGACCAGCCGCTGCGCGCAATGCGCACGAGATCACGAGCATCGCATGCGGGGGTATCGATGAACGAGCCAGTTTTCGCCGTCGTCGCGGCGATCATCATCGTCCTCCTGCTCATCAATCTGGTTGGCCTGCTGGTGATTGGCGCCCGCGTCGGCCGCCAGGCAAACGATGCGCACCAGCTCGAACAGCGCCTTACGAAGCTGGAGGCACGCGTCGACAACTTGCCCACGCATCGCGACTTCACCGAGCTGCGCGGTGATCTGTCTGAAGTCGTCGAGACCACGGCCGGGTTATCCGGCCAGATGACCACCGTCGCGCAGATGCTGCGCACGATCCAGGAACACCTGCTGGAGAACGACTGAATGTCCACCAAGTCCTTTGCCGAACGCGTGCGGGAAGATCGCCGTCTGGTCATCCTGCGCCTGCTCTCTGAGCAGCCCGGGTATCGCATGAACAGCTCGAACATCCATGCGGGCCTCCACCACCTTGCCATCGCTGCCAGTCGCGATGATGTGGCCACCGACATCCACTGGCTGCGCGATCAGAGCCTGCTGCAGATCACGCCGGTGCCGGAGGCGCCGTCGCTGTATATCTGCGAACTTACCGGGCGCGGCAACGACGTGGCCGTGGGCAACGCCACGGTGCCCGGCGTCAACCGCCCGAGTCCGCGTTGACGCCATGCCCCGCGCATCGAGCATCAAACGCATGCCGGCGGACGAGCGCGCCTTCCTGGAGAAGCTGCTGCGCGAGGACCGCTACACCCTGGACGAGATGCTGGGCCAGTTGCGCGAACGTTTCCCGGATGCGCAGGCGCCGAGTCGCAGCGCCCTCGGCCGGTACAGCCAGCAGTTCGACGAACTGGCCGGCCGGATGCGTGACATCAAGGCCGCCGGCACCGCGCTGGTTGCTGAGCTGGGTGAAGACCCGAACGACCGGGCCGGCCAGCTGCTCGTCGAGGCTGTCACCACCCTCGCCACCCATGCCGCGCTCAAGGCCACCGGTGCCGAGGAGGAAGTGTCGATCAAAGAGATCGGCCAGCTCGCCCGGGCGGCGCACGTCACCATGCAAAGCCGGAAGATGAGCCTGGCCGAGCGGCAGGAGATCGCCCGGATCGCCCGGGAGCAGCTGCAGCAGGAACAGGAAGAGAAGCTCAAGGACGTGGTCAAGACCGGCGGCATGTCGGCTTCCACCGCCGAAACGATCCGCAAGCAGATCCTGGGCATCGCATGACCGAAGTAATCGCCAAGCGGCCGCCGGCTAGCACGCTGACCGAGCAGCTGCGCGCGGATCTGCCCAGCACGGTGGATAGTGCTGTGCCGGCTGCGTTCATGCCGTACCAGCAGCGCTGGGTCGCCGATCAATCCGACTTCAAGGTGGCGGAGAAGAGCCGCCGCACCGGCCTGACGTGGGCGGAGGCTGGTGACGACGTGCTGATCGCCGGTGCCGATCGCGCGGCGGGCGGCATGAATGTGTATTACATCGGCTACAACATGGACATGGCCATCGAGTACATCGAGGCCTGCGCCATGTGGGCGCGCATCTTCAACCAGGCGGCCGGCCAGATCGAGGAAGGCGAGGAACTGTTCGAGGATGGCAAGGAAGAGAAGTCGATCAAAACCTACACGATCCGCTTCGCTTCGGGCTTCCGCATCGTGGCGCTATCCAGCCGGCCAGCGAACCTGCGTGGCAAGCAAGGCGTGGTGGTGATCGACGAAGCTGCCTTCCACGGGCAACTGGACGAGCTGCTCAAGGCGGCGATCGCACTGTTGATGTGGGGCGGCAAGGTTCGCGTCATTTCCACACACGACGGCACTGACAATCCCTTCAACCAGCTGATCGAAGACATCCGCGCCGGCAAGCGCTCAGGCAGCATCCATCGCATCACCTTCGAGGATGCCTGTGCGGAGGGTCTCTACGAGCGCGTGTGTTTGCGCCAGGGCAAGGCGTGGTCGCCTGAAACCGAGGAGGCTTGGAAAGCGGCCATCCGTAAGACCTACGGTGACGCGGCCACGGAAGAGCTGGATGTCATCCCGTCGACGGGATCAGGCACCTGGCTGTCTGGGGTACTCATCGAAGCGCGCATGATCGACGCACCGGTCCTACGCTACACATGCGAGCCGGGCTTCGAGAAGGAACCGGATACCTACCGCTATGGCGTCATCCAGCAGTGGCTGGAGCGCGAAGTGGCACCGCTGCTCGCCCAGCTCGATCCCCGCCTGCAGAGCGTCATGGGCGAAGACTTCGGTCGCACCGGTGACCAGACCGTCATCACCCCCGCGCAGATCCAACAGGATCTGACGCGCCGAGTCCCGTTCATGCTGGAGCTGCGCAACATGCCGCATCGCCAGCAGGAGCAGATTCTGTTCTTCGTGTGCGACCGCCTCCCCAACTTCGCCAAGGGCGCCGTCGACGCGCGTGGCAACGGCAGCGCGGTCGCGGAGTTCCTGGCACAGCGATACGGGTACACGCGCATTGAGCTGGTGATGCTGACGGAGACCTGGTATCGCGAGGAAATGCCGCCACTGAAAGCCGCCTTCCAGGATGGGACCGTCGAGGTGCCGCGCGATAAAGACGTCGCGGCGGATCTGCGCATGGTCAAGCTGGTCAACGGTGTTGCCCGGGTGCCTGACCAGCGCACCACGGGCAAGGACGGCGGACAGCGTCACGGCGATGCCGCGATATCGGTCGCGCTCATGCACTTCGCCAGCCGGAACCTGTCGGCGCCGATCGAGTTCGAGGCTGCACCGAAGAATTCTCGCGGCTTCGACAACGTTCGCACCGACGGCATGCGTATGCATGCCACTGATGATTTTTCTGATCTAGAAGCACCGGAGCCGAAGGCATGGTAACGACCACGCGGATTGTGGGGCCGGACGGCCAGCCCTTCGCCCTTGCTGACCTGAAAGAGCCGCAGACCAGCCGCACCGAGCAGCTGCGCAACGAATGGCAGGGCCATCCCAGCCGCGGCCTGACGCCTTCGCGCCTGGCGGCGATTCTGGTCGACGCGGAACAGGGCAGCTTGGTCGCGCAGTCCGAGCTGTTCGAGGACATGGAAGAGCGTGATGGCCACCTGGCCAGCGAAATGCTCAAGCGTCGCGGTGCGGTGATCGAGCTGCCCTGGGACATCGTGCCGCCGTCCAGTCCTTTTCCGAAGGAGAAGGCCGCCGCCAAGCAGCTGAAGGAACTGCTTGCCGAAATCCCTGGGTTCGACGAGCTGCTGTTCGACACCACCGACGCCATCGGCAAGGGGTACACCAACCTCGAAATCGAGTGGCACCAGGTCGAGGGTTTCTGGCTACCCGCAAGCGTGACGCACCGACCGCAATCCTGGTTCCAGATCTACCGCGGCTATCGCGAAGAGATCCGACTGCGCGATGGAACCGCCGATGGTGAACCGCTCCAGCCGTTCGGATGGATCAGGCATATCCATAAAGCCAAGAGCGGGCTGCTGGCGCGCGCATCGTTGTTCCGCGTGCTGGTGTGGCCCTACCTCTTCAAGAACTATGCCGTAGGCGATCTGGCCGAGTTCCTGGAGATCTATGGCATCCCGATGCGCCTGGGCAAATACCCGCCCGGCAGCAGCAAGGAAGACAAGCTCACGCTGCTGCGTGCGCTGTCCGAGCTGGGGCACAATGCCGCCGGCATCATTCCGGCGGGCATGGAACTGGAGTTCCTGGATGCCGCCACGGGCGACCCCAAGGCGTACCAGGCGATGATCGACTGGTGCGAACGCACGCAGTCGAAAATGATCCTCGGCGGAACCCTGACCAGCCAGGCCGACGGGAAGAGCAGCACCAATGCGTTAGGCAACGTCCACAACGAGGTGCGCAAGGACATCCGCAACGGCGATGCCAAGCAGGTGGCCGCTACGCTGACGCGCGACCTGATCTATCCCATCGCGCTGTTCAACGGCTTGACGGACAGCCTGCGCCGCTCACCTCGGATGTTCTTCCCTGTAGAAGAGACGGGGGACATCGAGACCTACTCGGCGGCGTTGCCGACGTTCGTCAGTATGGGCATGAAGATCTCGCGGCAGTGGGCACAGGAGCGAGTCGGCATCCCGGAGCCGGAAACGGACGAGACAGATCTGCTTCAGGCCCCGGCGCCGGCACGGCCTCTCGGCCTGCCAGTAGCGGACGTGGCAGCGGCGAGTGCGCAGATGAGCAACCAGCCCCAGGACCCACCTGCGAAGATGACGGGGCAGCTCGACCAGGCCGTCTCTCCGGCGCTCGCCGGGTGGGTGGGTCAGATCCGCGACCTGGCCAGCCAGGCCGAGTCCCTGGAGCAGCTCCGCGATGGCTTGTTCGCGCTGCTGCCAGATCTGAGCCTGGACGACTATGCCGCGGCGATGCGCGTCGGCTTGGCCGCCGCCGCACTGGCTGGACACTACGAGATCCTGCGGGAAGCGGGTGGTGCATGATCTGCGTCGCGGGTGACCACTGATGGCCGATGCAGCAGTCGCCTATGCGTCGCTTCCTTTCCAGGAGCAGATCGCGTTTTTCCGCCGCAAGGGCAACGTCACGACCGACCGGTGGACGGATGTGTGGCAGGAGGAGCATGACCACGCCTTCATGGTGGCCGGCGCCAATCGCATCGATCTGCTCGTCGACCTTCGTGATGCCGTCGACAAGGCGATCTCCAGTGGCACGGGGCTGGAACAGTTCCGGAAGGACTTCGACGGGATCGTTGCGAAATACGGCTGGGACTACACGGGCGGTCGCAACTGGCGCACGCGCGTGATCTTCGAGACCAACCTTCGCGCCAGCTACGCCGCCGGCCGCTATGCACAGCTGCAGGCGCTGAAGAAGGTGCGGCCGTACTGGCGATATCGCCATAGCGACAGCGTGCAACACCCGCGTCCTCAGCATCTCGCCTGGAACGGCCTGGTGCTTGTGGCGGACGATCCCTGGTGGGACACGCATTACCCGCCGAATGGCTGGGGTTGCCAGTGCACTGTCGAGGCTCTGAATGCGCGTGACTTGAAGCGGCTCGGCAAGGAAGCGCCGGACGCCGCACCTGACGATGACATGCAGGACGTCATCGTCGGCAAGCAGGGGCCGTCACCGATGACGGTGCAAACGCCAGCCGGTGTTGATCCTGGCTTCGGCTATGCACCAGGTCGCAGCGCCTTCGAGCAGCTCGGGCAGAACACCGTGGCGAAGGCTGCGCAGTTGCCGGCGCCGATCGGCGCCAAGGCCCTGGAGCCGGTCATGGCGCTACCGCGGGCACGGCAGGCGCTCGACGATGGCTATCGCGCCTGGCAGACCCAGGTCGTCAATGAAGGGCGCGCCCGTGGCCTGGCGGTACCTGTCGGCATGCTCGATGTGAACACGGTGATGCAGATGGCCAAGGTCAACGCGGAGCCAGCGGCGTCGTCGATCATGGCAAAGGACGCTGAAGTGTTACGTACCCTGGGACGGGGCGCCGATGGCGCATCTGGTGGTGGTGAGACGCGCGTAGCGCCCGAGGATCTGGCCCACCTTCCGAACATTCTGTCGGCGCCAAAGGCAGTGCTGCTTGATCTGGCCACCAACGCGTTGATCTATGTTGCCCCCAGCAGCAACGGTAACAGCCTGGTCGTGTCGGTTACCTATCGGCCCAAGGGGTCGGGCACACCGAATCTGGCCAATACGTTCCGCGCCGCCTCGATCGGCACGATGACCGATATCCGCGCACAGGTTGCCGCGGGATCGCTGTTGCTTGTCCAGGGATCATTGGACTGATATGTCGGCGTCGCGCCTGTTGCCGGCCCCCTTGGAATCTGCCGAGCCAGGCAGGATGCTAGGGCCGCCGGGCCGCGCCGGCCTACAGGGGAATGGCCAATGAATGACCTAGTCAAAGGGCTGCTGACAATCCTAACGAGCGGTCTCGTTTCCGCCAGCGCAACAACGCTCTTCAACTTCTGCCAGTCTGAACGACAGATTCGGCGCAACAAGTTGGAGGAGGTTTGCGTCGCTACGATCAAGAGTATCCATGTGGCTCAGGAGATCCGGAGAAACTTCGACAAAATCTTTGACAGCGGCGTGTCGGCAAAGCAGATGGACGAGTTGTTGCAGAAAATAGGGTCAATGGTTGGCGACGACGTTTTGCGCATCAATACACTCACATCGCTTTACTTCCCCGAGGTCTATCCGTTGCTCCTGAACTGCAGCAAGTCTGTTGCGGACTTGAACGCAACCTCGCCCACCGATCGCGAGAAAATGGGTGCTGCGATGGATCGTGTTATTGCTGATCGGGGCGAGTTTCTAAGAGGCCTGTACAGGCTTGCCCCGCAGGTCAATGCGCCAATCTGGAAGGCCTGGTAAGGGCATGGGCGGCGCACGCATCGAGTACGACCTGGACATCGAGCGCGTAAGCACCGCGCTCAACAATGCTGCGCGTGCACTGGATACGGAGGGCCAGGCGCTCCTGCTATCCGATATCGGCGAGTACTTGGTGCGCTCCACGCGCGATCGCGCGGCAGCGCAGGTATCCCCGGATGGGACGCCCTGGGCGGCGCTATCGCCACGGTACGCAAAATGGAAGGAGCGCCAGCGGCCGGGTGTGCCCAAGCTGAAATTCGACAACCACATGATCGGTGACCAGTTCACCCACCAGGTGGATGGCACCACGCTCTATGTCGGCACCAATGCGCCCTACGGCGCGATCCATCAGCAAGGCGGTGAGATTCACATCGCCGCCAGGTCGCAGCAGGCGTACTTCCACGAACGCAACGGCGAGGTAAGCCCGCACTTCGTCAACAAGCGCAAGTCCAACTTCGCGCAGTGGGTGACCCTGCCGGCCTACACGATCAAGATGCCGGCGCGCCCCTGGCTCGGAGTCAGCGAGCAGGATGCCAACGAGATCGTCCAGCTCACCCTGGACCATCTGGCCGCGGCCGTCGGCTGACCCCCTCTCAGATCGCGCCTGTGGGCGCCTCCGGCGCCCCTGGGGGCGGCAACGGTATGTCCTCGGGGGCGGTCGGCGCTCTCAAACGGGTTTTAAATGCCCTCAAATGGGATTCGGGTCGGTTGCCGGCGTCCGTCGACCCGGCGTAGGCTGGAAACACCCCCGGATCTGGCGCCCTCGGCCACGACTCCTCGGCCCCGGGAGCAGCGACGCATGTCGCATCCATGTACACCGTCTCGACACCGAGACTGGCCGCATGGCCCGTTCCCCGATCTCCATCGCGCTTGCCGCGTGCACCTTCGAGCTGACCGCTCCCGCGGATGGCTCCAACCTGGTCAGCCTGCAGCTGACGCCCACCGGCGACTTCAAGCCCTGGGACGGCCGCGACTTGCCGTCCGGCCACTGGCATATCGACCAGGCGGTCGCCGCAAAGGTGATCAGCAACTTTACCGCGCGCCGCAACGACAGGGTGCTCGACTATGAGCATCAGACTCTCCTCGCGGAGAAGAATGGCCAGCCCGCTCCCGCAGCAGGCTGGATCAAGGGCCTGGAATGGCGAGAAGGCTCCGGCCTATGGGGCACCGTCGAGCTGACGGCGCGCGCCGGTGATGCCATCGCCGCCAAGGAATATCGGTACGTCTCCCCCGTCTTCAGCTTCGATCGCCGCACCGGCGACGTGCTGGACATCCAGATGGCGGCCATCACGAACAACCCCGCCATCGACGGCATGGAGCCCCTCGCGCTCCGAGCCGCAGCCACTTTCGGCATCCAACTCGACACTGAGGAAACCACCATGAAGAAGTCGTTGCTCGCGACGGCCATCGCCCTGCTCGCGCTGAATGCCAACGCGACCGAAGAGGACGCCGTCGCTGCGCTGACTGCGCGCCTGGAAGCGGACCCGCTGGCGAAGGTGCGCAAGGCGCTGGGCGTGGAAGCGAATGTCACCGAGGACGTTCTGGTCACGGCCTGCACGGCGCTCAAGACCAAGGCCGATACGGCCGCCACCGCCGCCCAGCCCGACCCGGCCAAGTTCGTGCCGGTCTCCGTGGTCGAAGACCTGAAGAAGGACCTGGCCGTGCTTTCCGCCAAGGTGCAGGGCGACGACGTCGAGAAGCTGGTCGAGAAGGGCCTGGCCGACGGCCGCCTGCTCAAGGGCCAGGCGGAATGGGCGCGCAACCTGGGCAAGAGCGACCTGGCCGCGCTGACGGCCTACCTCGACACCGCCCAGCCCATCGTCGCCCTCACGGCGACGCAGACCGCCAATCGTCGCGCGCCGGTGGCGGACAAGGACAACAACCTCACCGAGGAAGAGCTGGCGGTCTGCTCGGCCACCGGCATCGATCCGAAGGACTTCGCCGCTGCGAAAGCCTGATCCCTGATCACCGCGCGGCCGCAGCCGCCTGAGCCAAGACGCTCCAGTCAACGAGGAATCCACCGATGTCCGCTACCACCGTCGAACGCAATACCCCGCGTCGCGCCGCGCGCGAACTATCCTTCCCGGCGGCGGCCGTGAAGATCCTGGCCGGCACCATCGTGGTGCTCAACGCAAGCGGCTATGCGGAGCCGGCCACCACCGCCACCGGCAAGATCGCCCTCGGCGTCGCCGAGGCGACCATCGACAACAGTGCCGGTGCGGCCGGCGACCAGCAGGTGCCGATCAGCCGCGGCTGTTTCCGCCTGGCCAACAGTGCGTCGGCCGATGCCATCGCCAACACCGACTACGGCGCCACCTGCTACCTGGTCGACAACCAGACCGTCGCCAAGACGGATGGCTCGACCACGCGCTCGAAGGCCGGCGTCATCCGCGGCGTCGACGCCGCCGGCGTGTGGGTCGAGTTCTAGCCCGCTGCCCGTCACCCACACCGTTAACCGTGTCGAGCTGCTGAAGCTGGCTGCACATCCATTCGAGAGGAACCACCAATGTTCATCAATGCGGGCAATCTGAAGACCATTTTCATCGCCTTCAAAGCGGCGTTCCAGGGCGGCCTGACGCAAGCGCAGTCGCAGTACCTGAAGATCGCGACCGTCGTGCCGTCGAGCACCGGCAGCGAGGAATACGGCTGGCTCGGCAACTTCCCGGGCATGCGCGAGTGGGTGGGCGACCGCGTCATCAACGGCGTGAAAGCGCACGGCTATACGATTAAGAACAAGCCGTTCGAGCTGACCGTGAGCGTGCCGCGCGCCGCGATCGAGGATGACCAGTACGGCATCTTCGCGCCGATGATGCAGGAGATGGGTCGCTCGACGGCGGCGCACCCGGACGAGTTGGTGTTCGGCCTGCTCAAGAGCGGCATCAACCAGCCGTGCTACGACGGTCAGTACTTCTTCGACACCGATCACCCGGTCACCAATGCCGACGGCACGGTCGGGTCCGTGCCCAACGTCGACTCCGGCGGCAGCGGTCCCTACTGGTATCTGCTCGATACCTCTCGCGCGCTGAAGCCGGTCATCTACCAGGACCGCAAGGCGGCCAATTTCGTGTCCAAGACCGCCGAGACCGACGACAACGTGTTCGATCGTGCCGAGTACGTCTACGGCGTCGATGCGCGCCGCAACGTCGGCTACGGCTTCTGGCAGATGGCCTACGCAAGCAACCAGCCGCTCGATGAAGCACACCTGACGGCGGCGTACACCGCGATGCGCGAGCAGAAGGGCGACAACGGCCGGCCCCTGGGCATTCGCCCCAACCTCCTGGTGGTCCGCCCGAGCATGAAGATCGCGGCCGACAAGCTGGTCAACGCGACCACGCTGGCCAACGGCGCCGACAACGTCATGAAGGGCATCGTGAACACCATCGATTCCGAGTGGCTCGTCTGACCCATTCGGCGATCTGACGCAACGTGATGGGCGGCGGTGACTAGCCGTCGCCCATCCTTCACCAGGAGAACCCGCTGTGCCCAAGTTCATTGTGAAGTCCATGCGCGAAAGCTTCCGCCGTGCCGGCATCACGTTCACCCGGGAGGGCGTCCCTGTCGACACCGACGACCTCACCGATGGCCAGCTGCAGGCGATCAACGACGAGCCGCTGCTGGTCGTCTATCGCGTCGACGAGGACGGCAATCCCGCCGGTGCCGCCGAGGGCGGTGGCAAGCCGCAACTGACCAAGACCGCCAAGAAGCCCCCGGTCAAGCCCGCGAAGGACCCCGCGGCGAAGTAATTCGAAAGGAGCGAGAGCGCCGCACGGCGCGATGCGGGGTGGCCGGGAGCGCCCGGCCACCGCCGCACCATCGAGAGAACGCATGTACGTCACCACCGCACAACTCGCCGAACGACCCGCCGCCCGCGAGCTGGCCCAGGTGGCAACGCGCGAGCGGGACGCGATCGTGGACGACACGCTCATGGATGCCACGCTGCGCGGTTTGGACCGCAGCGCGTGGACGCCCGAAGACATCGCCATCGCGGACGACGCCCTGGCGCGCATCGTCGAAGCGATCGGCGAAGCCGACGGCATCATCGATGGGTACCTGGCCAAGCGCTATCCGGTGCCGCTTACCCGCGTGTATCCCGTGGTGACCAACTGGTCGAGGGCGATCACTCGCTACCTGTTGCACAAAGACCGGCACTCAATGGAGCAGAACGACCCCATCGTCCGCGACTACCGCGATGCGCAGAAGCTCCTGCAGCTCGCGGCGACAGGCCAGTTCAGCCTGGGCGCAGACGATCCAGTGTTGACCGACCCGCAGGACAACGATGTGCAGTTCGTCAGCGATGGCAATCCCTTCCGACGCAAGAGCCTCAGGGACTGCCTGTGACCTTCGCTCCCTTCGACGTGCGCACCGTGGCCGCCAGGCTCAAGACGCTGGGCAAAACCTTGCGCTTGGTCGGCGTCGCGGCTGACTACGCGGCCGTGAAGAACCTGCGCGACTTCCCGACGCCATGCGCCTATGTGCTGCTCGCTCAGGAACAGTTTCAGGACAACGCAACTGGTCATGCCCCTCGCGGTTCCCAGGTGGCGGTGACCCAGAAGGGGCTGGCCACATTCGGGGTGGTGTTGGCGGGACGCAACTACCGCGAGCAGGCCGGCGGACAGCTCGCCGGGGAGATCGTGGATCTGATCCATGCCGCCCGTTCGTGCTTGCAAGGATGGGTGCCGGATGTGCCCGGAGCGCGGCCGCTGCAGATTGATCGCGGCGATCTCCTCCAATACGACGACTCGATCGCACTGTGGTGCGACGTGTGGAAGACGCAAACCATCATCGGCCCGGAGGCTCGATAGCTATGCAGGACACCAACGTGAAGACCTTCAAGGTCACCCTCAAGAAGGAGCACACGCATGCCGGCGCGAGGCTCCCGCCCGGAACGGAGATCGATGTGCAGGAGCACGACAAGTCCTGGCTGGAAGAGAACGGCATCGTCGATCCGCCGGCGGCCACCACCAAGGGCGGCAAGATCGCCGAGGAGAAGTAAGCCATGAAAGACTTCAGCTTCCAGGGAAAGATCTACCTCGCTCAGCGCGGCACCGATGGCAAGCCGCTGGCGCTTGCGTGGGTGGGTGATGCCAGCCAGCTGCAGGTGAAGCTCTCGGTGGATACCGACGAGCGCCAGGAGAGCTACAGCGGCTCGCGCCTGACGAGCGTCCGCCTGATCAAGGCACGCAAGGCCGAGTTCAGCCTCACGCTGAACTACTTCTCCAAGCTCAACCTCGGCATTGCCCTGTCGGCAACTCCGGTCGACGTCACATCTGGTTCGGTGACTGCCGAACCGACCCCCACCGGCCTGGTCGTCGGTGACGTGATCGCTCTGGACCACAAGGATGTCAGCGCGCTGACGATTACCGACAGCTCAGCCACGCCGAAAACGCTCGTCAAGGACGTGGACTACGCCGAGGAGTCGCTCGCGGGTGGACTGTGGCGCCTGCTGTCCGTGGGCACGCCGACGCCTTACACGCAGCCGTTCAAGAACGCGTACACGCACGCGGCGGAGGTCCGCTTGCCGGCGTTCACCGGCCCGACGCCGGAGCGCTACCTGGTGCTCGACGGCATTAATACCGTCGACGACAGCCGCGTGCGCGTGCGCCTGTTCCGCTGCAGCTTCAATCCGACGGACACGCTCGACCTGATCACCGACTCGCTCGGCACGCTGCAGCTGTCGGGGGCCGTGCTCTACGACAGCACCAACGCGGCCGACTCGAACATGGGTGGCTTCGGTCGCATTGAGCTTCCGTCGGAGACCTAACGCATGGCCAGGAAGTTGCGGAAGGATGAACACAACAAGGCGCCGCCCAAGAGCGGCGCCGATGATCTCTCGACTATTCATCCCGATCGCTCGATATCGATCGGCGGTCGCGACGTCACCGTGCGCGAGTATGGATTCATCGAGGGCCTGGGGGTTCGGGGCTTCATGAAGCCCTTCACCGAAGACCTGGATCGTATGTTCGTCACCAAAGAAACGCTGGTCGACGAGATCCTGGACGTGCTCGGCGATCACGCAAAGCTGGTCGAACGTGCGATGGCGCAGAGCATCGCCGAACCCGGCACCGACGCCACACCGGAAGACATGGCCTGGGTCAGATCGTTGAACGACGCTGACGGCGACGTTCTGATCCATACCTGGTGGGGGGTCAACGGCCTTTTTTTCGTCCGGTCGGTCGTTCGCAGAGCGGCCGAGAGGGCGCGGCGGGCGACGCTGGAGCGCGCGATCGAGGAAGCGAGCAAAAAGGACCTCGCTGGGGCGACGTCTATGCCGCCCTCACCGACGCGGGATTCGGCGACCCGCAGCGACTAGGGCAGTACACCGAGCGCCAGCTAACGCTGTTCTACGAGCGCGTGAAGGCGGCTCAACGGCATCGTAAAGCAGAACTGATGGAGGCGATCAGCACTGGCTATAGCAGTTGCAAGAGCAAGGATGGAATTCGGCAACTGAACCAGTACATCGCACAACTATTGAAGGACTAGCCGTTGCGCCACCAGGCCCCGGCAATAGCACCCAGATAAGCGATCAACGCAGTCACGGCGATCGCGAAAGTCGGCCAGATGGGCTTGTTCATGCCGAAGAGGATCGCGGTGGCAATGAAAAAAAGAATGGAAACGATGAAGCTGCCGGCCATCCATCCCTTGTACTTCTTGGCGGTCTGCTCGATCTGCAGCGCAGCGATCGGGCGACCGCAATGCGGGCAAGCCGGAGCGGAATCCGACACCTGGTTGCTGCAGTCCGGGCAATTGACGAGTGCCATGACGATCTCCTCCCCTGAGTTGGCGCGGACGGGAGTGTAACAGTGGGCACCCAGAACATGGATATCGCCCTCCGGATCAAGGCTGACCTCGACCAGGCCGAGGCCCGGGTCGAATCGTTCAATGCGGCCGTCGCCGATACCGGTAAGGCCGCGGACGCGACGGCGACAGCCCTGACCAGGTCAGGGCAGCGCATCGACGCGCTGCTGGCCAACACCAGTCAGATGGTTCAAATCCTCCAGAGCATGGATACGCGCCTGGCCGAGTTCACGCAGGGCGCGGGCCAAGCGGCCCAGGCGACTGCACAGGTGGAGGTGGCCACCGAGGCCGCGGCCGCCGGCATTCGCGCCCTTGCCGAAAGCGAAGATGAGGCAGCGGCCAGAATCCGCGCTGTGATCCAGGCATCGCGTGAAGAAGCGTCAGCAGTCGCGGCTGCGGCAACGGAAATCACAGCGGCCGCTGAGAGTACGGATCGCCACGCGTCGAGCGCGGACAACGTCGCGGATATCGTGCAACGCCAGAACGCGCGCATGCGCGAATCCAGCGTTGCTGCAGCGAGCATGGCCACGGCAGAGCGTCAGGCTGCCGGCGGCGCCCAAGAACACGCTGCGGAGCTGTCACGCCTTCTAGGTCAGATTGATCCTACGATCGCCGCTTTCGAGCGGCTCGATCAGCAGGAGCGAGAGCTGCTGAAGTACCGCAACCTGAAACTTCTCGATGACGAGACCTTCCAGCGGTTCCAGAACCAGATCAATGCCAGCCGACAGGCAATGGGCGGTCTTGGCATATCCGCAGGGCAAACGCAGCAGGCATTGCGCCAGCTTCCCGCCCAGATCACCGACATCACGGTGAGCTTGGCCTCCGGCATGCCCGTCTGGATGGTTTTCATGCAACAGGGCGGCCAGATCAAGGATAGCTTCGGCGGCGCCGTTCCCGCTCTCAATGCCGTGATGCAGCTGATCACGCCGATGCGTGTTGCGATCGCCGGCCTAGTGGGAACAATCGCATTGCTGACCTATGGAGCCGTCCAAGGATATAGGGAAAGCGAGCAGCTTGCGCACTCGATCACTCTTACAGGCAACGCAGCAGGTACGACGAGCAGCCAGGTCGATCTGCTTGCCACTGCGCTGGGTTCGGTCAACGGCCGTACCACGGAAGCGCGCGACATCCTCAATGGCCTGGTCAGCTCCGGGCGCGTTGCCGGTGATGCGCTTGCGGATGTCGGTCGCGCGGCCGTTAACATGGCCGCGCTATCCGGCGACAGCGCAAAGACCGTCGTCGCGGAGTGGACGAAGATTGCAGACGACCCGGTGCGCGCCGCCGTCGAGCTGGATCGCCAGTACCACTTTCTCACCACCACCATTTTTCAGCAGATTCAGACGCTACAGCAGGCAGGCGATCAGTACGGCGCGCTGAAGCTGATCGCAAAGTCGTTCGCCGACGAAACCGGACAGCGGATGGACGAACTGCACCAGCGCATGGGCTGGCTGGAGTCCTTCGCCGACCGCTGGTCGCGAGGTGTCGACAATCTCAAAGGCAGCTTGCTGGACATCGGCAAGCCCGCTGACGACATCACGCGTTTCCAGCAGGCGCTGGCCAAGTTCAACGAGACGTACGACGCGTATAAGCGGAGCCTGACCGCTGGATCTAGCAAGGACTACCAGGAGCAGCTGTTCGCTCAGTCACAGCAGGCATATGCGGAGCTGCAGAAGGCGCAGGTGGCGGCGAAGAATGCGCAGTCACAAGCGGCGGCGCAGGGCCTAACCAAGCAGGTGCAGTCGGAAGGTGTCGAAGCCGCTGCGCGCATCGATCAGCTCGCGACGAGCCTTGACCGCGCGAAGCAGCGCCAGGACGCTCTCAACAAGGCGGCTGCGGATCTCTACAAGATCCAGCTGGCGGGCGGAAAGCTTCCAGAGGGTATCAATTTCAATGGCCCCGCCGCGGACATGCCGCAAGGCGCAGGCTGGGACAAGCTGAAGGCGGAGATCGAGAAGCGCTACGCCGATCCGAAGGTCGCCACGCCGAAGATCAACACGAAGGAAGCAGTCAATGCACAACAAGAGCTGATCCAGATGCTCAACCAGTTGCAGGGGCAGCTGGACCCTACTGCGGCGGCCTGGGCGAAATACAACGAAACCGTCGCCCGTGCGACGAAGCAAGCGGAGGAGGCCAAGAAGGCGCCAGGCGCCAATGTCGCCGGCATCGACGCCGAGCGCCAGGCAGTGATCCAGCTTGCCGCCGCGATCCGTGCCGCGGACATCAAGCGCATCACCGACGAAGAACGCCAGGGATGGGAACGCCTCCGCGAGAGCCTGCGCACTCCGATCGAGGTGGCCGTGGAAACCGCCACCACGCGCATCGCCGAGCTGAACAAATATCTCAAAGACGGCATCATCACTGCCGGTCAATATCAGCAAGCTCTTGGCCGCACTGTGCAGGCTGGCTTCACCAAGCCGCCTCAGTTCTCCGGTCTGGCTCCCGAGGTGGGCGGCGCCTTCGGCGAGATCGGCAAGACCTTCGATGCGCAGAAGCAGCTGGAGCTGTGGTACCAGCAGCAACTGCAGATCCTCAACCAGTTCCGCGCCCAGAAGCTCGGGACCGAGGCGCAATGGAACGCCCAGGAGCAGGCGCTGCAGAAGCAGCACGAAGACTCCCTGCAGCAGATCGTCGTGGCACGGCAGACCGCCGAGCTGGCGGCGGCGAGCAGCGTGTTCGGCAACCTGGCGGACCTGGCCAAGGCCCGATTCGGCGAGGAGTCGAAGAGCTACCGTGCCCTGTTCGCGCTGAGCAAGGCTTTCTCGATCGCTCAGGCCGCGGTGAGCCTGGCCACCAATGTCTCCAAGGCATCGGAGGCAGGCTTCCCCGCCAACCTCCCGCTGATCGCCGCGGCGTTCGCACAAGGTGCGCAGATCGTCGGCCTACTGTCCGGTGCCAGCTTCGCGCCTTCGGGCTATGCGACGGGTGGCGAGATCGACGGCCCGGGCACCGCCACCAGCGACAGCGTGCTGATTCGGGCAAGCCGGGGCGAGTTCATGCAGCGGGCTGCGGCCGTCGACTACTACGGCCTCGACTTCATGCACGCGGTGAACAGTCTGCAGTACCCACGCTTTGCCACCGGCGGGCTGATCGATGCGCCGCGCCTGTCGGTCTCGCCGTCTCCTCGCGCCCCGGCGATCGCGCCACCCACTGGCGGGGCAGCAGCTGGCCGGCCCATCTACTTCCGCGCCGTCAACGTCGTTGACCCGGGCCTGATCACCGACACGATGGCCGGCCCCGATGGCGAAGAGGTGTTCATGAATTTCATCGACCGCAATGCGGTCAAGATCAAGCAGAGGATCGGATGACGGCTCACGTCGGTTTCGTCGACAACAGCAGCGGCTACGCGCACGAAGCGCTGCTCGCGGCCATCCAGACCTGGGCCGAGGCCGAGGGCTGGACCACCATGCGCAGCGGCGTCAGCCCAGACAGCAGTGGCGCACCTGGCTCAGCCACGTATCACAAGGAATGGATCGGCATCGCCCCTGGCCTGTCCGGCGGCGAACAGATCATCGTGGGCTTCCGCACCTACCAGGACGCCAACAACGACTACTACAACCTGGCCGGCATGACGGCGACCAACTACGTCGCCGGGAACCTGTGGACGGCGCAGCCAGGCATCAGCATCACCAGCATGTGCGCGCACAACCAGCGCATCGACTACTGGTGCCCGATCAATGGCCAGCGCATCACGATGGGGCTGAAGGTCGGTACGCCCGTCTATGAGTCGGGCTATTGGGGCAAGGCGTTTCCGACGGCGCCGCCCTCGCAGTTTCCATATCCCGTGGTGTCCGCCGGAACGCTCACCGGCATGCCGGCGGTTCGCTATAGCGACACCTCGCGCGTGTTCCCGTACCAGGGGAACGTGACGAATATGCAGTTCCGCACCGTAGGCGGCGCTTGGATGTACCCGTTCGTCGGCCCGTTCAACACGGACACCGAGCAGTACCGCGACACCAATGGCAAGTATCACCTCACGCCGCTGGAGCTGATGGACAGCAGCCTGTGGCCGAACGGCAACGTGTGGGCCTGGCTGGATGGGGTCTACCACATCACCGGCTTCAACAACGTCGTGGAAAACACCGTCGTGATCGACGGCGTGACGTACTTGGTGGTGCAGAACATCTACCGGGTGGGCTTCAACAACTACGTGGCGATCGCACTGGTATGAACCACTACGAAGGCACCGTCACCAGCTTCAGCGATCTCCTCACGGCGATCGTCGCCGCGGCTACCGCCAACGGGTGGACCTGGAACGCTTCCAAGGGGACGCTCGTCAACGGCAACTCGTCGGTGCAGCTCACGGCGAGCGGCACTTCTTACCTGCGCATTACGGGCGGCGTGGGTGTCGACGGCAGCGGCAACCTTCTCGCTGCCGCGCCGAACTACTCGCAAATATACGGTGCGACCGCCACGCCGGTGGCCTGGCCCGTCAGCTATCAGATCTTCGTCTACGACGCGCCGGTCATGATCGCAGTGGCGATCAACCACAGCGTGAACTACTGGCAGTGGATGATGTGGGGGTTGACCGTCAACCTGGGGCTGACGGGCGCAGGCGGTGACGCGCCATTCGTGTGGGCGTCCGTGCGGGCGGGCATCGGCAACGCACCGAAGATCAGCATCAACCAGGGCGGCAATTCGGGCCAAGGTTCGTTCCCCCACCATCCAAGCATTCCGTTTTGGTCGGCGGACAGCCAGGGCAGCAGCAACGACGTCAATAACCGCAACGCCTGGCTCTATATGAATGAGCCGGCCAGCTTTACCTACAGCGGCGGAGCGGTGGTGTGGACGCCTGATGGCAGCTCGAACACGGTCACGTCGCGTACCGGCCCTTCGCTCGGGACCGCGCAGCGCCAGCCGAACGCCTGGAACGGCCAGTCGATCCTGATCCGTGTGCGCGTGCAGGCAATTCGGCCGAGCCAGCTGAAGAGCTGGGTGGCGGAGGTGCCGCACATGCGCGTCATCCGCAACGACAACTACGACGACAATGCGGTGATCGCCCTGGGCGGTCAGCAGTGGAAGGTGATCTCTGCCCGCTGCAAGAACGCCGCCCAGAGTCAGCGTGAAGGCGCCGATGCCGACCACAGCGGCACCTATGCAATCGCAATGGAGTACACCTCGTGACCGTGCTGGCCGGCATCCGCCTGGGAGTGGATGACTTCGTAGCGCCACCGAACACGGCATCGGTGAACCTCAACGCGTTCCCGATGCCGGCATACCCACCCGCCATTTCGGAGATCCCGGGGTGGCGATCCGGCGCGGGAGCGCTGGCCACGCACTATCCCGTCGAGGCCAATGGCACGGCGCGCGATGGCTTCGCCCTGCAGAGCTACGTCGAGGACTTCTACGACCGCATCCACGTGACGCCGGCATTGCTCGACCTCGGCAACCTGGTCACCACGCAGGTGCGCCAGGTCAGCGTCTGGAACGCGTGGCGCAGCCGCAGCGTGCAGCTGCAGCAGCTCACCACGCAGGGCGCGGACGGCATTGCCATCACCGGCCAGGATGCGCCGCCGCTGACCTTCACCCCTCTGCAGGAGCGCGTCTGGACCGTGTCGGTCAGCACCAGTGGGCCGCCCAATATCGATGCGACGCTGTCGTGGATCTTCGCGGGCGAGCCGCCGGTCAGCATGTCGATCCGCGGCAGTCGCCTGATCGCCTGGCTGACACCGCCCAACTGGACCGACAGCATCACTGAGACGCTGACCTGGTCGACCGACGTGCAGCAGTCCTACAACGGCAACCAGGTGCGGCAGATCGTGCGCGCTGCGCCGCAGCGACAGTGGGAGTTCGGCATCCTGGCCGTCGGCATCGAGCGGACCGTGCTGGAGGCCCAGCTGTTCGAGTGGAGCGGCCGTGTGTGGGCGCTGCCGGTATGGGCGGAGATCTCGCTGCTGGCCAGCGCGCTGCCGGCGGGCTCGCTGTCGGTGCCGGTGGCCACCGCCGGGCTGGACTTCGCTGTGGGCGGCCTGGCCATGCTCTGGACCGACGTGCGTCACTACGAGCTGGTCGAGATCCAGGACGTGGCCGCCAACGCCCTGCAGCTGCTGCACGGCACGGTCCAGGCGTGGCCACGAGGCGCGCGGATCTACCCATGTCGAACGGCACGGCTGACTGAGACCGCCAGCCTGGCCAGGGCCACGGACACGCTGGTCAGCAGCCGCGTGCGCTTCGAAGCCGTCGAGCCGTGCGACTGGCCGGCGATCGCGCCCGCCACCACCTACCTGGGCTTCCCGGTGCTGGAAGCGCGCGGCAACGAGCCCAGCGACCCCACCGCCACCTATGCCCGCCAGCTGGCCACGCTGGACAGCGACGTGGGTTTTTCCTACGTCACCGATCCGACCAACAAGGCATGGCCCACGCAGACATACAACTGGCTGCTCAACGGCCGCGCGGAGCGGAGCACGCATCGCAGCCTGCTGTACTACCTGCAGGGCCGGGCGGCTGCGATCTGGATTCCGACGTGGACCACCGATCTCACGCTCCTCGTGAACGTCATCGCCACCAGCCTGGTGATGATCGTCGACTGGACGGGCGTCTCGCAGTTCCTGGCCGGCAAGCCCGGGCGCCGGCATATCCGCCTGGAGATGATCGACGGCCGTGTGTTCTATCGCCGGGTCTCCAACGCGATCGACCTGGGCGACGGGACAGAACAGCTCAGCATCGATAGCGCCTTCGGGGCCCCGATCGACCCGGCCAAGGTCCGACAGATCAGCTGGATGATGCTGGCCACCCTGGTCAGCGACAGCGTGGCGATCGAGCACATCACCGATTCCGAGGGTCTCGCCAGCTGTGGCGTGACGTTCTCAGGCGTGCCGGCGGAGGAGCCGTAATGGGTTGGTTTGGACGAAAGAGCGAGCTGTACGACTGGCAGCGCGGCCCGCAGCACTGGCGCTACACGACCGACGATCGCCCGCAGGTCTACCTACAGCAGACGTATGCGCCCGTCGCCGGCATGAAGCGCGGCTCGATCAGCGAGAGCAACGAGCCAAACAAGAACACGCTGGACGTGACCGTGCCAGTCGACTTGGCGTTCCTGGATCTGTTCCGCGGGCGCACGCCGACGGAGCGTCTGCTGCTGACCGTGTACGAGCGCAAGCGCGACAACAGCGTGGTGCGCCGCTGGATCGGCGAGATCGGCAACGTGACCTGGTCGGACAGCAAGGTGGTGCTGCGGCACTTCCCGCCGAGCGCGAGCCAGACCACCAACGGGCTGAAGGAGTGCTGGCAGAAGAACTGCCCGCACATGGTCTACAGCGCCGGCATGGGCCTGTGCAACGCCGCGCAGGAAACGATGCGCGTCAATGCCACCGTCAGCAGCGTGTCCGGCAGCGTCGTGCAGTCGTCGGCTTGGGCGACCAAGCCGGACGGCTGGTTTGACGGTGGGTGGGTTCAGTGGGGCGAAGGCACGGCGATTGAACGTCGCTTCGTCACCCAGCACACGGGCGACACGCTGACGCTGATGACGCCGGCCCTGTTACCGGTGGGCACGGTGCTGGCCACCCTCCCGGGCTGTGACGGCACGATCGATACCTGCATCAACAAGTTCGGCAACTGGCTCAACTACGGCGGGTTCCCGTGGTGGCCCACCAAGAACCCGATGGGCAACGAGGCGATTTACTGATGTGGTGGATTGCTGCCGTCCTGGTGGGTGCGCTGCTGGCGGTCTACGCGGGTTTCGCGCGCCCCAAGTCCGTGGCGCCGCCCAGCCTGCAGGACATCGACGTGCCGTCGATCGAGGACGGAAAAGAGATCTCCGATGGCGGCGGCACGTTCTGGATCACCGACATCGTGATCCCCTGGTACGGCGACCTCGATACGAAGCCGATCTACAACAAGGGTGGCGGCAAGTGAGCGACCTGGTCGTGACCATGCGGCACGTGCGCGCCGCCAAGCTTTGCTCGCGCGGTGCGCGTGCCTGGTGCGAGGCCAACGGCTTCAGCTGGTCGGTACTGCTCGATGGCGGCCTGTCCGCCGAGGAACTGGAGCAGACCGGCGATCCGCTCGCACTGCGTGCCGTCGCCGCGGCCCGCGAGGAGGCCAGCGCGCATGGGTAAGAGTTCGAAATCCATCATCCAGGGCTACTGGTACAAGCTTGGCATGCACATCGGCCTGATGGCTGGTCCGGTCGACCAGGTGCGCAAGATCGTCGTCGGCGGCAAGCTGGCTTGGTCCGGCTCGATCACGGGCAACACCAGCTTCCGCATCAACAACCGCAACCTGTTCGGCGGCGAGAAAAAGGAAGGCGGCCTGGACGTGGCCGTCGACGTCTGCATGGGCGGCGCCGACCAGGATCAGAACGCCTACCTGAAGTCCCAGCTCGGCGACCACGTGCCGGCCTTCCGCGGCCGCCTCGCCTTGGTGGTGATGGGCTGGATCGGGGCGATGAACTACTACGTGAAGCCCTGGAGCGTGCAGGTCTCCAAGTTCACGGCCGGATGGCGCACGCCCGTGTGGCGCGCCGACCTGTGCCAGATCGATCAGGGCATGAACCCTGCTCACTTCGCCTATCGCGTGGTCACCGATCCGGTCACTGGCCAGGGCCGCGACCCGAACGACGCGCTCGACCTCGATCGCCTGGCCGTCGCGGCGCAGCAGCTCAAAGACGAAGGGCTGGGCTTGTGCTTGCGCTGGACCAAGAGCGACGCCACCGGCAACTTCATCGGCACGCTGTGCGATCACGCCGGTGCGGTGTGGGCGGATGATCCGTCGACCGGCAAGCAGTACATGAAGCTGCTGCGCGGCGACTACGACCCGGCGCTTCTGCCGATCCTGGACGAGAGCAACATCGTCGCGCTGACCAGCTACGAGCAACCTCTACTGACGAAGGACACCGTCAACCAGGTCACCGTCACTTATCGCAACCCCGAGACCAATCAGGACGTCACGCTCACTGTGAAGAACGCCGCCAACGTCCAGGCCCAGGGCGGCGTGGTGGTCAACCAGTCGGTCGAATACAAGGGCGCCTGGAACGGCGATATCGCCGCGCGCCTGGCCATGCGCGATCTGCGCGCCGCCAGCGCATTGCCGGCGAAGATCAAGCTCAGCCTGCAGTCGCCGACGATGGCCATCGTCAACGGCGTGCTGCAGGAGATCGAGATCCGCAAGGGCGAGGTCTATGCCTTCTCCTGGGCCAAGCTCAACTTGGCCGGCATGCCCATCCGCGTGCTGGACATCGATCGCGGCACCGCCGCCGATGGCAAGCTGACGCTAACGTGCGCGCAGGACGTGTACGCGCTGCCGAGCCAGACCTACGTGGTCGACCAGCCGTCTCAGTGGGTCGAGCCGGATCTGACGCCGCAGGCGGCGCCCGCGCAGATGCTGTTCGAGGCGAGCTACCGCGACCTGGCGGCGAATCTCCGCGCCGCGGATCTGCAGCAGGTGCAGCCCGATGATGGCTATGTCGGTTCTCTCGGCGCCAAGCCGACCTCGGTGAGCTACGGCTATGCGCTTCACACCCGGACGGGCGCTGCGGATTTCACGGAGCGCACCAGCGGCTGGTTTGCGCCGACCGCGCTGCTCGCGACGGCGATGCCGGCGGAGCCAGGCCCGACCGTCGTCACCGTCACCAGCGGCCGCGATCTGGATACCGCGCAGGTAGGCATGGAGGTAGCGATCGGCACGGAGCTGTGCCGCCTCGATGCCATCAACGTCGCCGCCGGCACCATGACGCTTGCCCGCGGCTGCGTCGATACGCTGCCAGCGGTGCACGGCATCGGCGCACGCCTGTGGGTGTCGGATGGCTTCACCGTGTCCGACCCGACCGAATGGGTGGCCGGCGAAACGGTCGACGGCAAGCTGATCACACGCAGCGGTGATGGCGACCTGGACCCAAGCCTGGCGCCGATCAGCAGCGTCACCATGAACCGCCGGCAGGTCCGCCCATACGCGCCCGGCAATGTCACGATGAACGGCGGCTCGCCCTGGGGCACGCCAGCCCTCACAGGGCATATCACGCTGGCCTGGTCGCATCGTGCCCGCGTGCTGCAGGCGGACCAGCTGGTCGACCACACGCAGGGCAGCGTGGGCCCCGACGCCGGCACTACGTACACGATGCGGATCTACGACGCCGGCAACGTGCTGCTGCAGACGCTCAGCGGCATCACCGGCACCACGGCGTCCTATGTGCCCTCGGCCGAGGGCGCATACCGCGTGGAGCTGGAGGCGAGTCAGGGCGGCTACGTCAGCTGGCAGCGCTATAGCTTTCCGCTCACGATCACGGCGCTCGATGTGGTGAACCCGCCGTGGGCGAACGTCTTCTCGCTGCTCCATTTCAACGGTACGAACGGCTCGACCACGATCACCGACCAGGTGACCGTGTCGACCTGGTCGGCCAGCGGTGGTGCGCAGCTGAGCAGCGCATGGGCGCAATTCGGCGCCACGTCGCTGAGCCTCGGTGGCAGTGGCTACGTGGCCTCCACGCTGGCTGCATCGGCCTGGAAGCCCTTTACCGATGGCGTGGCGGCCTGGACGATCGAGGGGTTCTTCCGGCCGACCACGTCGGGCAGCACCGTGTGCATCTTCGACTGCGGCGGCATCGGCACCGACACGGTCGGCATCGGCCTCGATGTCATGGCCAATGGCAAGCTCGACTTCGTGTGGGCCAAGGGCACGAGCGGCACCTACTGCGCGCGCATCACGGGCGGCTCGGTCTCAGTCAACGCGTCGCACTACTTCAAGGTGTCGTTCGATCCCACGCGCGGCGCCGGCACCAAGCTGCAGCTGTACATGGACAACGTGCTGATCGGCCAGGTCGACCCGAGCGCGCCGTCGTCCAGCAATCCGAGTTCGGCGGTCAGTATCGGCCGATACGTGGTGGGCAATAGCCTGTTCTTCACCGGCTACATCGACGAGCTGCGCTTCACGCAGGGCGTGGCGTTGCCGGGCAGCACGATCCCGTCGACGCCGTTCCCGGATAGCTAGGTAGATCAGAAATCAGGGCACCGGGCTGTTGGAGCAGCCCGGCCCTCTCCACGGAACAGGACGTGGATCGGCGAGACCCCTAGCGACGCGTCGCGGGGTGAAGCCTAAACATCTTCGTTCTCAAATGTGGAGACAGCACCGATGGCCATGCCCATCATTCCCTGGCTTGGTGGCAAGCGCCGCCTGGCTGATCGGATCTTCAAGTTCTTTGACAACCAGCACACCTGCTACGTCGAACCCTTTGCCGGCGGCGCGGCGCTGTTCTTCATGAAGGCGCCCACCGACGTCGAGGTGCTCAACGACGTCAACGGCGAGCTGATCAACCTCTATCGTGTGGTGCAGAACCACCTGGAGGAATTCGTCCGGCAGTTCAAATGGGCGCTGTCGAGCCGCAAAGTGTTCGAGTGGCAGAAGATGACCAGGCCGGAGACGCTGACCGACATCCAGCGTGCGGCGCGCTTCTATTACCTGCAGCAGTCGGCGTTCGGAGGGAAAATCGAAGGGCAGACCTACGGGACGGCTACCACGCAGCCGCCCGGCCTGAACCTGCTGCGCATCGAGGAGACACTATCCGCTGCGCATCTCCGTCTGGCCAACGCCTACATCGAGCATCTGCCCTGGCAGGAATGCGTGGCGAAGTACGATCGAGCGCACACGCTGTTCTTCATGGACCCGCCGTACTGGGAGACCGAGGGCTACGGCGTCGACTTCGGGTGGGAGCAGTACCAGGCACTGGAAGCGACGCTGGCCAGCTTGAAAGGTCGGGCAATCCTGACGCTCAACGATCACCCGACTGTCCGGCAGTTGTTCGCCCGATTCCACATCGAGCGCGCTGACCACACCTACACCGTCGGCGGCGGCGCAAAAGCCAAGGACGTAGGCGAGGTGCTGATCTTTAGTTGGGATGTGCGGGCCGAACCCGCCGGGCTCTTTTAGCCGGTGCCCGGGTTGCGCATGATCTCGGGTGTGTGGCGATCGACATAGAGCACGCCTTCATCGGTGAGTCGCCAGAACACCGTTCCGCCTCGCTGGTGGACAGCGGTGATGAGGCGAAGGCTCCTCAGGCGGATGAGTGCGGCCTGCAGGCCGACGCCGACCTCATCCGTAGCGAAGGCGATATGGTCTTGTGATGTCCAACCATCCGATCTTGCTATTGACTGGAGAATCCGCCGATCTAGCGCATTCAGGGTTTCAGGTGCTGGTGGCTCAGTTGGTTTTGCCTTGGGAGGTGGGTCAGGACGCAACTCAAATGCCATCTGAGTCATTAATTCACGCCGAGCCGCCCATCGTCCAATCCATAGGCCCAGAAAGACGAGCATCACGATGACTGGCCAGGGTAGGGACCACTTTGCCGCCAGCCACCCGATGAAGACTGGCGTCTGCTTATTGACGGCCGACGAAATGGCTGGCCCGAATATGCTCAAAAACGTCGAAACTACGAACGTAACCAGGCCAAGCCGATAGCCATTGATAGTTGCTCGGCTAGCTTGAACGTGCAGGCCCTTGGTTTCATTCTCCCGTTGCTCCGTGCCCATGCGTCTCCCCCCTGGTTTGGCTGCGCTGGCTTCGCTCGGAGATTCTGCCCGAGCTTCGACGGGAGTACACCGAAGGGCAGTCACCGGGCCTGAGACTGTCCGAGGCTACGCTGGGCGTATGGACGAAGCCCGAACCCTCCTCATCGCCACCTGCGGCTCCCTGGCCAGGCTTCACATGCGCCTGATCGGCCAGTGGCATTGGCGCCGGCAGACTGGCCCCAAGACCTGGTCGCTGTCCGACCCCCACTGGCGGGTCGAAGAGCTGGACCCACCGTCGCCCTGGCTCGACGCCTGCGCGCCCCGCACGGAGATTGCCAACCTCATCCCGGCCATCGCCTTGGTCCAGGCGCACCTGCTCGGGATGGTCGAGGCGGATGGGCCGATCGACGGCCTGAAGGCTTGCGTGGCGCTCCATCATCTGAGCTTCCACGGCTCGGCTTGGAGCGAGCCAGTCCGGCGGCTGGCGGACCGACTCGACGTCGAGCTGCCGGCTGAGCCGCGGGACGCGACCAATATGGCCAGCCTGCAGCAGGCGCCTCTTCCAGGCCGGCAGCGGCGGACCGCCATCTGA